ATTGATTATTTTTATATAGTTGTTGATTTATATTAAACCAACTATAATACAAACTCATATTAGCTAGTGCTATATAATTGTTTTTAAATTCTACGTTGCCATTTTGGAATTTATAAGTTAATATATTGTTTGTGTTGCTATTTGTGATGTTTGTATTATTTAGTGTAATAGTAGGCATTTATATGTATAATATACACATATAAAATAAAAATTCTAAAGAAATTATAATGATAAATGATATAAAAGTTCATTTCCTTCTTTTTTTGAGATTCTTCCGTCAATCATAAATTTTAATAAAAAACTTTTTAATTCTTTAATTATATCTTTGTTATCATTTCCGGCGATAAATTCGCTTTTAACTAAATTAAAACGTTCATTTTCTTGGTCTTCTTCTTTGGATGATAATTCCTTACTTTTATATTTAACACTTAACCCACTTTTATTAATTAGCCTTTTAAAAAATTGTTTATCTTCAGATGATAATTTATTTAACATCTTAGTATTAATTTTTTGAGTATCTAAAAAATTATCAATAAATTCGCTAAAAGCTTCATCCATTCTTGTGGTTAAGTTTGGAACATCTTGGCCGGTTTTGATGTATTTTAATTTTAATATACCATTATTATAATGTGGTATTGATATCACAAAATTTCCTAATTCAATAAATTTAGGCTCTTGTTTAATACTGATCCCTCTTCCTTTTATTAATGAGTATTTAGGATGTATTTTATTTTTTATACGGTTTGATATAATACCTTTGCCTATGCTTGATGATGATGGTGCTTCTTGATAGTCTGAAGGGTTAAAAAGTGCCGGCACTTCTTTCTGTTCAAATGGTTCAAATTTGTGCTCTTCTTCATTTTGTTTTATGTATGTATTAGCAATTAACTGTGCTTGGTCTAATATATTTTTTTTTTCTAAAGCAGTTAACATTTGAATGCTAAATGGTTTTAATGGTTCTTGGTTATTTTGTGCTCTTTCGGCATTTATAGCATTAATTTCTGCGTTCTTTTCTGTGACTAATGTTTGTTTTAAATTAGCTACTATTTCTGCTATTACGTTTTCTTTTAAACGTGTATCGATTACTGCGCTTCTGTCTTCTTGTGTTTTCAGTATATTTCCTATACTTGTTAAATCGTTATCTACTTTGTTCATAAAATCGCCAAATTGTGCATTTGTGCCGCCTATATTTTCTTCTATTTTATCTAATAACATTTGGATGTCTCCTTTGCTTGCTGCATTGTCTAGTAATTGTGTGTTTATTAAATTATTTAAAAATATTAAAGTTTCTTCGGTGGGTAGTGTTTCCAATTTTGCTAAAATATTACTTGTTGCCCCTTCATTACTAGTTTCTATTCGTTGACTTAAATATAATTCTAATTTTTCTATATCGTCTCTTGTTGGTGTGTTTCTTTTCATTATTTTTAAAACATTTTTTATAATTTTAATCTGTTCTATTAATTCTTCTCGATCATTTTTATTTAATTCTTGCGTTCTTTGTGTTATTTTTGCTAATTCATCAACATTATTATTTAATGTTTCTATACTTTGAATTTGTGGCAAATTTTCAATAAGCCCCCTTATCTCATCTAATCCACTTATATTGGAATAATTAGAAATACCACCAGTAGTTCTTATATTGTCCGCATATTTTATTAAATATCTACTTAAATATTCCGGAGTTAATAAAGGCACTTTTTTTAAATCAGTCATAATTGCTGGGTAATGTGTCAAAAATATTCTTTTGTCGTCTTGGTTCATTAATTCATATGCATATCTGCTCGGAAATCTGCGCCGGTTTGTTTGTTCTTCTGTTTCTGTTGTAGGATTATTTTTTATATTAGCGTTATCAACAAATAACTGGCTTAAATAATTTTGTACTTGTCTGTTTACTTCATTATCATCTTCTAAAATTTCGGCGGCTGTTTTCGGTACTTGCATCACTGGGGCGACTCCTAAATATTCATTTAAATTTGCGGTTTGTAATTCTTTTGATGTTCTTCCCTTTGCTCTTAAGTACTCTAAATGTTTATTAAATGCTTGTTCTTCATCATAATTATTATTAAATCCACTAAAATGTATTTTACTCGGCATTATATAATATAACATTAGATTATAAATAATATTAAATATTAATACTTAAAAAGATATTATTATAAATAGTATATAGTATATATATACAATGTTCATGACTAAAAAAAGTAAAGATTTAAAAATGGGGTTTTTAAATGAAAAAGAATGCTTACCAATTATAAAACAGTTTTTTAATGACTATAATTTAGAAGTTTATAAAGATGTTTATGAGGTTATAGACTTTAAATCTGAAACTAAATATATAGAATTCAAAAGCAGAAGAATTGAACACAATAAATTTAAAACCGGTTTAATTGGTGCTAATAAAATAGATGATTTTAAAAAGTCTAATAAAGAATGTTATATTGTATATAAATATATTGATGGTTTGTATTATATTAAATATGATAAAAATTTATTTGATACTTTTAACACCACAATACAGTACACACAAAGGGATGGAAAAATGGAAAAATCAAAAGTTGTAAATATTCCTATAGAACATTTAAGTATATTAAATTTTTGAGTTCATATAGTAAGGCGCATATGTCTTCAATAATTTTAAATTTTTTGTTGTATCTTCACTAAATATATTTTGATACTTTTTTAAAGCATTAATTAATGGTTTAAATTTGTTCTGTTTGCTCATAAAATCAATAAAATAAAGACTATATATACCACATCCCCCACTGTGTATATTTTGAATTTGTACATTATTGTATATTAATTTATAACTTCGTAGTGCTGTTGTGTTAATCCAATTAATAACACTTTGAGGCGGCGGAAATCCGAAACTATCAAAATATAAGAGTGTTTTTTGATGTGATGGAATAAATAAAGCACAATAATGGGTACCACCATTTCCTTGTTCTGAATCTTCTAAATTTATAATATACCCTCCATCATATACAATAATGGGCGGCTGGTCTTTCATAAAAACACCATTTAATGGAATATGATGTTTTTTACTTAACATTATTAAATCGCTATCCGTTATCATAATAATATTAATCTAGAAAATTAATATATAACATAATATTATATTATGGACAATTTAAATAATATTTGCGACCTTCTTGTTATTGAACAAAATAATTTATATAATAATCTTAAAAATGATAAAAATGAAACTAAAGAAACTAATGATATAAATAAAAAATTAAATGTTGTTAATAATCTTATAAAGAATATTTATAAATATAAACAATTATATAAAACTACTAAATAACTTCATTGCTTATAACTTCATTATTATTTTTATTTTGTGTATGATTAAAAATAAATTCTGTTTCTTTCTCTTCTGTTTGTACGTCTCTTATTATTTTACACCAACAACACTCCACCAAACTACATTTAGATTTATATAACATCCTTATAATCCCTAATAAGCAACCTATAATAGATGTCATAAAGAAACTCCAAAATATTTCCGTTAACATTTTATATAATATATGTTATATAAAAATTTATACTAAAATTGTAGCATTTACCACATATAAAGGGGTTAAATTAAATTCTCTTCTTCGAATCAATACCGTACAATACTCCAATGAATTTATATTTAAATTTCCTATTGTTGGATGAATGAAACCGGCACCTAAAGAATTTATATTTAAATTTAACGTTCCAGTGCCTCCGTTATATAGGTTGACTTGCCATTCACCATTTATAGGCATATTGGTTATTATAAAATTGTTTATTGTATTGCCGTTTCCAGCAAAATTATAATAAAAATTATAAACACTAACATTATAAATTGGACCAGTGAGAGTCATTGTTGTACCGGCATATGTTGCGAGATTTGTTGTAATTGGATAACGAATTGAGGATTGTGCATTTATCGGTTTAGGAAATAACACATCGGTGGTACTTATATTCATAGTTAAAGTAGGGGATGCACCATTACCAATATAAAAGTTTTGAGAGTTAACAGCATAAGAAAATATATTTGTATAAGCGAGAACAGTTCCGCCATTTTGACCTCCAAAATTTAGCGATATAGCATTGTCAACATTAGGGGATATTAAAAATGAATCTGTTCCAGTAGTATTATTTAGAACTATACTTGTTTTTCTTGTTGTTGTGATATCATTAAATATTAATGTAGCATTATTGACACCTTGTGTTGTGTTAAGTGTTACTGCTCTTGCATTTAATCCAACTAATGCACTTGTTGCGCTTATTGCAGTCGCTGTTGATGCTATTGAAATATTGCTAGCTGTACCAGTTAAATTTATTGCTCCGTTAGATGTTCCTCCTAATGATAAAGTATTTGTTGAAGGATTATATAATAATTGTTCAGTACTATCGGCTATTAAACTTTGATATAATCCAGTACTAGCTGAGGATACCATTGTTAAATTATAGTTTTGATTATTGTTATTCGTTGATACTAGTATATTGTTGGCGTTGGTACTAGTTCCAGTTGTTGCTGTCAATGTTCCAGTCACTGTTAAATTGGGTACTGTCAATAAATCCGTTGAAGGATTATATAAAAGATTATTGCCGGTGTCTCCATAAATTGTCTTACCTCCAGATATAGAACCATTTAACATTAACGGGATAACATAATTTTGGTTGGATGTTGTAGTAGTAATATTTACTTGATCTCCTGCCGAAGCTGTACCAATAAAATTACCACTAAAATTTAAAGCCGTACAAGTTTGTGTTGATGGGTTATAATAAAAATTATTTGTTGAAGCATTATATATATCTTTTGTACCGCTTCCAATTGTTCCGAATGTTATACCATAATTTACATTTGAAGCATTTGCACTCACTGTTATTGTTTGTGCTAGTACTGCGCTACTAATTGAACCACTATAACTTGTGCCATCTATACTACCTCCGCCACTAAATGATATTGTGCCAACTTGTAATTGGTCATTATCTGGATTATACCAAAAT